TACCACTGGTTGGGCGGCAGATTGGGAAAAGATAGTTCCCCGCGATCTTCAAATCCGTCATACTCTTCATAATTAACAGTAAAGCTGCTAACATTAACATGACCATTATCAAAAGGAATATTTTTTCTAGCAAAATATTCATCATTGAATCCTGACACTCTATTAAAGTAATGCATAAAGTCATGATAGAATTCACTATTTGTGTCATGCCATAATTTATAATTAGTATCTATAATGGCTTTATGATAGTGGAATACCTCTAGTTCTTCGGTATCAATGGCATCAATAATACAATCAAATGCTCCACCTAACCATGTATCAAGTGGCATAGGATCTGGATTTAATGTTACCCAAACCATTTGCCCATATTTAACTTCACAATGTAACGGTTCTTCTACGGTAGCCCAACCATCATAGGTAATAGTTCCAGCAGGTTTACGAAAGTCAATATCATTAGTATTATAATAAGCTTGAACATTTTCCCCATCCACATTGATTGCAATGACGCGTTTACCTGCAATTTGAATAGTTCGATAGTCACCTTTGTTTCTCATCTCACTAATGTGACACATAGGTACCCATACTTTTGCAAAAATATCTTCTTGCTCTTGTTTATAAATTGCATGTGAAGAATAAATCTCACTACTAATATGTTCCACTTTCGGAGTTTTTAGCCATTGGCCATGGTTACGCGGCGGCATTCATATCCTCCCACTTTAAAAATTTATCTTTGGTTATGGTTCGTAATTCACCGGCCTTAAGATAATCCGGTTCGTGTGCTAGTTTTTGACTATCGCGCATTGTATCGCTTGGCATATCATATTCAGCCGGACCTGGGATACTTCCCCATGGTGTAGTACGAATAGGACTTTCAAAATTTTTCTCACGACCATCTCTAAATTTCAATCGCCAAGATATAACACCTTTTTCTGGTTCACGTAATACTCTAACCTTGTGTCCCATTGGGGCAAAGTCTGAGTAACCTCTATCATCAATTGCATTCTGTGGACAAGCCTTTACACAACTATAACATTCCCAACAAAAATTTGGTTCAATGTTGACTGCTCGTCTTGTTACTGGGTCTATGTGCATAATGTCCGATGGACAGATATCGACACAATGTCCACATCCGTCACAAGCCGTCATGTATACAAAAGTTGGCATATAATCCTCCTGGTTAAGTTGCCGGATTCTGTTTCGAGGCTCCGGCGGGCCCAGAGATTACGCCGCTAGGCGAGCCTCAGGAGCAAAGTTATCGTTTGCATTTAGTCTTGTGATTCTCCACTGCCTTCACGTATCTGTCGATCCTGTTTCGGCCCCATAGACACACACCCTTTAAGGTGTGTATTTGGTGGAGCTGCCGGGTACCGCCCCCGGGTCCAGTCTACATCCATCCAGTTTCACTGAATCATTAGTATTTATATTTGTATTATATCACATTTTTAAGTGAAAGTAAATATAAATATTACTGAGAGTGAGTTTCATAATATATTAGTGATTTATATCTATCTAATTTTAACAAAAGGTAGATCAAGATGGCAGTGGCAGAAATACTGGCTGGTATTTCACTAGTCAAAGCAAGTGTTGACTTTATTAAATCTAATATCGACACAGCTAAAGACATCGGTGAAATTGCTGGTGCAGTTGACGGCTTATTCCGCGGAGCGGAGGAGTGTCAGAAAGCAAGAAACAAAAAGTCAAAACCAAGTTTAGGTGATCAATTTGGTATTAACAATGTGGCGCAAGAGATCATCGATGCTAAGTTAGCCGAAGAAAAACTACAAGAGATGAGAACTCTAGTTGATATGCGGTTCGGTCCTGGAACGTGGCAGACAATTCTTGATGAGAGATCAAAAAGAATTGCAGAAGCAAAGGAAGCTGCAAGACTTGCCGCCATCAAAAAGCGTCAAGAAGAAGCAGAGTTTTGGGAACAAATGAAAATGGTTGCTATTATAGGCGGAGTTGTTATCATAGGTGCCGGTGCTTTTATAGCAATGTTGGCATCAATATGATATACGTCTTCTACATTATAATAGCATATTTACTCTTGTGTTTATTCTTTGGTGCATATGCATACGAGATGATCGAAAGATATGATGTACCATATCAAAAAACTGAACTTGACAAAAAAGCAGATAGCATCAAGAAAAGGTACACAGATTGTCTTTTGCGTTACTTATCATAATAGGTGCTAATGTCTACAACTATGACCATTTGTCATATAAAGACATAGAAACTTGTGAATACCATAGGGAAAGGGTATACGATACCTTTAAAAATAATACGTTTCAACCTTTTAAGGTCAAGTGTATTCAATCATCAGATGAATCATGAATGTATAATTGTATTAATGCATAATGTAAAACCTTCATAAGGTCTTTTCTTGCATCTTCATTGGTACCTTTTTTACCATACCTTTGAGCATATTTTAAAACATTACCAATACAAAAACCCGTACCATGGCCACCATCAATAATAAATTCGGTGGCCTGGAAATTATTTCTGGAATAGTGTTGGCCGTATGTTGAATCAATATATTCTTGGAACTGTTCTATTAATTCACGTTCATTAAATTTATAGTCTGGTTCCTCGTATGAAATACCATTATCTAGTATATTGATTCCCATTATTTAGCCCCTAATTCATCTAATACATCGCCGATAAAATCTGGATCATTCATAATATAACCAATTGTTTTTGGTTCACTAGGAAATGTTTCACAGACAATTTTGTGTATTTCTGGAATTAATTCTATTTCAGGAAACGAAATATTAAAACCTTTTTTAGCAAGTTTTTTAGCTACAGTATCAGAAAATCTCATTATGCAACTTCTCCCATGTCTTTTGCAATAGAATAACAAGCGGCCTCTACCTCGAAAAGTAGTGCTGCTAATTTTCTACGTTCATCGCTTGTAAGGCGACCGATTTCATCATAGATGTTTTCGGTAGAACTATCTCTGCCGATATTAACAATGACATCTTCCAAAACTTGATAACGATATTCCATTAGCAATCTCCTTGTAATTTTCTAATTGCATAAATTTCTCTACAAACATCTAGACGTTTTTGGAGATCTTTAATAATCTTCGGTGATTTTGGAAGATCAAGTTCAATCTCTTGCTGAATCATATGTGGAAGAACTCTTAACATACGATCTAGAGATTCTTGGTTATTGATAACCTGTTCTTTGAAATTTTTAACTGAAATCATTTTGGACTCCTCTTCCTTTTTGATTTTATAATAATATTATATACCATTTTTTTGGAAAAGTAAACCCCTAAAATGCATTTTTTTTAAATTATTTTCATTTTTTTAATTATGACAAAATTCTACAATCATTGGAAATATAGGTTCCAAAGCCTTGGAACACTCTCTTGCTACTTCCATGTGTTCCTTTTGTGTTCCATGTCCACTACGTAGTTCGATATAATGGATCCAGGACCGGATGGTTCCATTAACATACAATCTAGATTCCATATTACCTTCCGGTAAAACCGAACGAGCCTGTTCTTTGGCAATACCTTTTTCAATTGCCCAACCATATGCTTTCTTTGCAGCATTTACTACCTCCGCTTGTTGTTGTAACCATTCCAATTGTAATTCTGCATCATCGGTATCCAAACTATTTTGTCTATTTTTGGTATCTTGCAAACGCGCATCTTTTAATTGAAACTTTAAATCCTGGGTAGGATCTGCATATCGTTGAGAAAACTCTTGAAATGAAAATGACCTATGTCTTAGTAACTGCCTTGCAATATCCCTAGTTGTTGTTACTTCCAGGCAAGCGCTAACCATTTCGAAGGGCGACCAGTGTTTTTCTCTGATGAGGTATCGTAATAATCTTTCTGACGTTTCGGCATTGTCTTGGTTCGATGGATTCGAGACACGGGCGCAATACGCAATGAGTTCTTGTATATTGTTACCGACATATAATTCCTCCGGTGGTTTACTGTAACTAACGAGTCGTACTTTCATGGATTTAAAATTCCCATTACATAATTTTCTGCAGCACTTTCTGCATATACTTCACTATGATCATATAAAGGCCTGGTTTCAATCAAAGTATCCTTATCATACATTTCAATATAATAACCTTGTTCATTTTTCATAACATAAGCCATTCTATTTTCATATGGCTTATCACCCCAATAGGTACTTAACTGTGGTCCTTTATACATCATAGCTTGAAATCCTTAAATTTTGAAGTATCCTCGTTGAATTTTGATTTATCAAATACTGGTGTGTCATCCGTAAGATTTTGTTCACTTTCATCTACATCATATAATCTCATTTTACCGCGATCAACACCAATTACAAATCTTTTGTTCATAGTTGGATCATTATATCTATTCTTTAACTGTTTAACCATCATCTGACCCAGGTTTTCAAGTTCCTCAGTCGAGATAAGAGCAAACATAAGATCCGCCGTAGCGGGAAGACCAAAAGATTCAGACGTATCTTCCAAACCAACATCACTATTCGAGTAGCCTGAACGAGTTGTTTGCGTGGCTGAAAATACTGGTACATCGAACTCGACCGCAAGGCCACGTAACTCTTCAGCAATTGCTTTAATGTAGTTATAACTATTGATAGCACCGCCCATTCCTTTCATCCTTGACGATGAACATATATTAAGATAATCAATAAAAATAATATCTGG